GGCAAGGTGGCGTGCTGCTGCAGCTGCACCTGCGCTGAGTGGTAGATGGCCCATCCACGCCAGCTGATTCGGGAGGCTGCGAAGACCGCCCTGGTGAACACGACCGCGGCGAACGAGCGGGTCGTGACGACCCGCCGGATTCCGTGGCGGCCAGGACTGTTGCCGGGTATCGGGGTCTACACGCTCGAGGAGTTTGTCGACCCGGAGAGTGCGAGGACGGCGCCGCGGGAACTGGAACGGCATCCATCCCTCGTGGTGGAAGCCGTGCTGAGGGATGACGTCGAGAACATCGATGACGCCCTCGATGCCATCGCGCTGCAGATCGAAATCGCGATCGCGGCGGATGACACGCTCGGCGGCACGGCCAGCGATTGCTGGCTGACCAAGACCGAGTTCGAGTTTGGGATGCAGGGGGACCAGGAGATTGCGGTCGCGCGGTTGATCTTCAGCGTCACCTACTACAAGGCTGCCCCGGACGCGGCCGATGTCGCGCTCGACGACCTGAAGACGATCGACGCGAAGTACAACCTGGCCAACGCGCAGGCCGCGGGGAACCAGGCCGAGGACACATTAGAGGACTTGGACGCGTAGGACGAGCACATGCAGAACGGCAGCATCTACGTCAGGCCGGCGCCGGGGCGACTCATTCGGAGCCCGCGCACCATGCAGCACCTCCCGGAGGGCGGCCAACTCGTGACCGCCGAGGCCTATTGGTATCGCCGCCAGGCGGATGGCGACGTCGAGATCCTCGAAGAGGCGCCGGCGGAACGGTCAGCGCCAGTGAAAACCGTCGTGAAGGAGTCACGCGCATGAAGTGTCTGCAGAACCCTCGGAGCTGGCTCCTGGTCACTGCGCTCGTCGTCCTGGTCGGGTGCGTGCTCGGCTACCTCAATCCGGCGTTCGTGCTGGTGCCGGTGGTCTTCGGGACCATCTCGTTCAACGCGGTCCCGTCGAGTCTCCGTGTGCCCTTCGTCGCGGTTGAATTCGACAACACGCGCGCGCAGCAGGGCCCGGCGATTCTCCCGTATCGCGCGCTCCTCGTCGGGCAGAAGCTCACCGCCGGTGGCACCGCCGTCGCCAACACCCTCTACAAGGTGACCACGGCCGACCAGGTGCTCACGCTCGCCGGTCGCGGCAGCATGTTGCACCGCATGGCGATGGCGTACTTCGCCAACAACAAGTTTTCGGAGACCTGGATCGGCGTGCTCGGGGACAACGGCGCCGGCGTGCAGGCGACGGGCACCATCACCGTGACGGGCCCAGCCACAGCGACTGGCACGATCAGCCTGTATCTCGGCGGCGTGCGCGTGCCAGTCGCCGTCGTGAACGGGGACGCCCAGAACGCGATCGCGACCGCCATCAACGCGGCCATCAACGCGAATCTGGATCTGCCGGTCACCTCCAGCGTGACGACCAACGTCGTCACCCTCACCTTCCGGCACAAAGGCCTCGTCGGCAACGAGTTCGACATCCGCGCCAACTACCAGGACGGCGAATCCCTCCCGGCCGGCGTGAGCCTGGCGGTCGTGGCGATGTCCGCGGGAACGACCAATCCCGTCCTGACCACCCTCATTACCGCGCTCGGCGACTCCTGGTTTCAGGTCGTCGCGCATCCCTATACCGACGCGACGAGCCTGACGGCGATCGAGAACGAGATGGCCTCGCGGTTCGGCCCGATGCGCATGATCGACGGCGTCGCCTTCACCGCGAAGCAGGACACGTTCGGCAACCTGGCGACCCTCGGCCTCGGTCGGAACAGCCAGCACTCCTCGATCATGGCGGCGAACAGCTCGCCGACCCCACCGATGGAAATCGCCGCCGCGGTCGGCGCCGTTGCGGCCTATTACGCGCAGATCGATCCCGCGCGGCCGTTCCAGACGTTGCCGCTCAATGGCGTGCTCCCGCCGGCGGAAACGTCGCGGTTCACGAACTCGGAGCGGAACACGCTCCTGTTTGATGGGATCAGCGTGAGCAAGGTCGTCGGCGGCAAGGTGCAGCTCGATCGGCTCATCACCACGTTCCAGACCAACAGCGCCGGCGCGGCAGACACGTCGTATCTCGACGTCACGACGATGTTCACGCTGCTCTATCTCCGCTACAGCTTCCGCGCGCAGATGACGTCGCGCTACCCGCGCCACAAGCTGGCCGACGACGGCGCCCGGTTCGGGCCTGGCCAGGCGGTCATGACGCCGAAGATCGGCAAGGCCGAGGCGATCGCGTGGTTCCGCGGGATGGAGGAGCTCGGGCTCGTCGAGAACTTCGACCAGTTCAAGCGCGACCTTGTCGTCGAGCGCAACGTGAGCGACCCGAATCGGATGGACTTCCTCCTGCCGCCGGACGTCATCAACCAGCTGATTGTGACGGGCGCGCAGATTCAGTTCCGGTTGTGATGGGCATGCTCTGGCGCCTGCTCGTGCGGTACGCCGTGAAGGTCGCCGTCTATGCAGCGGGGCATCCGGACCAGGTGAGGGCCGTCGTCGCGGAGATCGCGGCGCTCAGGGCCGCGACGAAATCGAAGTAAGGGAGAAGCGAGACCATGCCCAGTCCATTGCGCCGCGCCGGCATCATCCAGGTCCAGATCAACGGCGAGATTTACGACGCCAAGGGGAATTGGACCTACGACCTCGGCGCCCCGAAACGCGAATCTCTCATCGGCGCGGACCGCATGCACGGATTCAAGGAGACGCCGAAGCCGGCCTTCATCGAAGGCGAGATTACCGATCGCGGATCGCTCGACCTGGCGCTGCTGGTGAACCTCGATAACGCCACCGTGACGGTGAACCTGGCGAACGGCAAGGTCATCGTGCTGCGCGACGCGTTCTTCGCCGGCGACGGCGTGGGCAACACCGACGAGGCCAACATCGCCGTCCGCTTCGAAGGGGCGAGCGCGGAGGAGATTCGGTAGTGGAGAAGAAGCGCGACACGTACACGCTGAAGGAGCCGATCACGTTCGGGAGCGAGACAGTCGCCGAGCTGCACGTGCGGAAGCCGAAAGCGAAGGACCTCCGCGGAATCCCTGCCGAGCATCGCCTCGTCGATCACCAGCTCCTGCTCATCGTCCGGTTGACCGGCCAGCCCGACGTCGTCATCGACGAACTGAGTCTCGAGGACCTCGAGGGGGTGTCCTCCATCATCGACGGTTTTACGCAGCCTGGCCCAGTAACTGGGACGACGCCCTCGCCATAGTTGCGGCGACGTTCCATTTCGGGGAACGGGAGCTGTGGCAATTAGACGCTGAACGATTGCTCTTCTGGGTGAGGAAAGCGGACTACATCAATGGTCGGACCTAAATTTCCGCTCTCACTGGTGTTCACGGCGGTGGACCGTATCACCGCCCCTCTCAATCGCCTCCACAGCCGGATCGGTCGGATTACCGCACCGCTACGCGCCGGCACCAACGCGGTGCGCTCGATCGGGGAGGCGGCAGGCATGCCCCGCGTCGCGGCCGCCTTCGGCAGCGTGACTTCCGCGATTGGGGGCGTGGCAACGGCCGCCGAGAAATCGTTCAAGCGGATTAGCATCCTCGCCGTCGGCGCCGGCGGCCTCGCCTATCTGTTCAAGCGGCAATTCATCGACACCGCCGCAGAGTTCCAAAACCTCCAGACCTCGCTCGTCGGGATTGAAGGCAGCGCCGAGAAGGCGCAGCGCAGCATGGCCTTCATCAAGGACCTCACCTTGCGCTCACGCGTGTTCGAGCTCGGCGACATTGCGCAGGTGTTCCGCACGCTGCGCGGGTTCGGGATGGATCCGGCGAACGGCACGCTCGACGCGATCGTGAACCAGGTGGCGAAGCTCGGGCTCTCGGGCGACAAGCTGACCAACATCGGCCTTCAGCTCGGGCAGGCCTTTAGCAAAGGCCGGCTGATGGCGCAGGACGCGAACATCCTGGTGGAGAACGGCGTGCCGGTGTGGGGGCTCCTCGAGCGCGCCGTGAACCGCGTCAATAAGGGGCAGACGGTCACCGTCGCGCAGCTGCGGCAGATGAGCGAGAACGGCAAGCTCGGCGTGAAGGCGATCAACCTCTTGATCGAGCAGATGGGGCTCGAGAGCCAGGGCGCGACAGACAGAATGCGCCGCAACTGGACAGGGCTCATCGGCGCGCTCGCCAACAAGTGGACGTTCTTCAAGCTGCGGGTCATGGACAGCGGTCCGTTTCAGCGTATTACCGGCTTCCTGGAACGCATCATCGACCGCCTTGATCTGATGGAGCAATCCGGCGAGATGCAGCGCTGGGCGAACCGCCTGGCGAGCGTGCTGCTGAACATCTTTACGTGGCTCGAGACGAACGGTCCGCGCATCCTCACGCAGATCTGGACGAACCTGCAGACGATCTGGCGGGTCGCCGACCAGGTGGCGACCGTTTTCGGCGGGTGGGGCAACTTCGTCACGTTCGGCATCGCCGCCTACATCGCGGGCCCGATGGTGTCGTCGGTCTTCAGCCTGGTCGCGGCGATCGTGGCGTTGAATGGGGCGTTGCTCGGGACGCCCGCGGGGTGGCTCCTCGGCGCCGCCGGCGGGCTCGCGCTGCTCGGTGGGATCGTCGCGTGGAAATCGCTGAAGTTCCCACAGGCCGGTTCCACGAAGACCGATGGCAATGGGATACCGCTCTTCAACGCGCGCAGCGCGGCGGCAGCACTCGGTGGCGGTTCACAACTGGGCGCCCCGGTCCCCCTTGGCCTCAGCGCGGCGGATCAGGAAGCCGTGCGCGTCGCGATGGCCAACAGCCAGGCGGGCCGTGACGCACGCGTGAAGGTCGACGTCGATTTCAAGAACGTGCCGCCTGGCACGACGATCCGCACGACCCAATCCGGCAATCTACCGATTGATCTCTCGAGGGGCGTCACGATGGCGCACGCGCACTGATGGCCTGGCGCGATCGGCTCCTCGACGCGTCGTTCCGGGGCGTGGCGTTCTTTGTCGAGCAGGCGGAGTACGAAGGTGGCCGCAAGATCGTGGCCTTCGACTATCCACTGCGCGACGTGCCGTTCATTGAAGATCTGGGTCGCCGCGGCCGCATCTTCCCGACCGACGCGTATGTCGTCGGGGAGGACTATTTCACCGACCGTGACGCGCTGATCGCGGCGCTCGAGGCGGCCGGTCCCGGCACGCTCATCCATCCGTATCACGGCACGCGGCTGGTCATTCCGGGTGCGTTCAGGGTTCGGGAGACGGTCCAGGAAGGGCGCATGGCCCGCTTCTCGATCGA